GTAAATAAAAGATTATTCCCGTTAGGTAATTTTTATAGAGTTACACAGAATGTTAATTTAAACAGATATATTCCACAAGATGAAATATATGAAGTTTATGAATTAACTTACCCTATTAATTTAGGTTATCCATTACCTGAAGGTTTTGGTGAAAAAGTAAGAGATGATTATCCAATATCATATAATCAAGAACAATTTTTTTTAGTTAATAAAGGTGATCAAAAAGGTGTTAAATTTCCATTTAATGTAATTGATACATATAAATCATTAAATTTCCAAAAAGAAAGTTCATTAGGGTTAATAGGTGGTCAACAATTAGAAAAAACTATAATAGATAAAATCGCACAAGTTTCTGAAGAAGTTGGTAACTCTAATAAAAAAACAGGGTATATTACAGAACCAATTGATAATATTGTTGACAATTTCGTTAATAAATTAAGAGGTAATGATCAATTCTTCAATACTCTACCAAATAATGCAGTTGGGTGGAATGAATATAATAGTAGTGCAAAATCAGGTTCAGAATTATTAAAATCAGATTTAGATATACAAGAAGGTGTTGAACCTACTATGACCACTGAAGTAAGGATGAATACTTTATTAAGTAGGACTAGTACAACACAAGTATCATTTGCGTTTAACTTATTAAATAGAAATGACTACAGACCATTATATGAAGATAGAAGATTAGAAGGTACATCAGACGCAGGTTTAAATGAGAAGAGGTAATAGAATAACTAAAAAATTTAATAGTGATGACTTTAATGGTGGGCCTGATACATCAGGAAACGCTAAAAGAACTACAATTGAGGGAGTAGGAGAACCTTTTGGTGAACCAAATAAATTTTTCTGGGCAACAGGTGGTGAACAAAATTTTAATGAAAAAACTTTATTATATAAAACACAACAATTAGTTGATAATAATCAAAATGATGTGTTTATTAATCAAACTAAAAAGTATTTTAAAGATAAAGAACAAGGTAGAATTATAAGTAGGGGTAATGCAATTAAAACTCTTGATTTAATAGATATAGATGGTAATGGTAATTTTTGTAGAGTTTGGACTGTTAATGATAGATATAGTTATGCAAACGCTATAAGAAATACAGGTTTATTTTTCTCACCTGACAAAGACTTACAAGGTTTTTCAGTTACTAATGGTAAAGCGTCTCAAAGTGTATTGATGGATAATGGTATACCTAAGTACCATCCTGTATTATCAGATTCCTCAACTACTCGTAAAAAATTTATGTTATCCATAGAAAATTTGGCTTGGGCAGATAACTTAGCAGATTTACCATTGAGTGAAATTGGTCCTGGAGATATTTTAAATGGGAACAAAGGTAGAATAATGTGGTTTCCACCATATGAATTAACTTTTGATGAAAATACTAGTGCGAATTGGAATAAAAATGAATTTATAGGTAGAAGTGAACCTGTTTATACATATAATAATTCTAGTAGGTCAGGACAATTAGGTTTTAAAATAATTGTCGATCACCCTAGAGTTATAAATTGTTATAGAGGAAACTCTACAAACCTTACTGAAAGATTCTTTGCGGGTTGTGCTACACCTGAAGAGTTTTTAAGGGCATTAGAATGTTCAGTAACCCAAAGTGACTTAGAAGAAATAAAGAAGAAAATTTATGAAAAAAAACCTCAAAAAACTGTAGATGTTGAAAGTAAAGATGATGATGGTACAGTATTACTTGATCAGATAAAAGATTGTGATTCTAAAACTGAAAATTGTAAGGCAAAAAGAATACCAAATGAAGATAATTTAAATTCAATAGTATCAAAAATAAAAACATTTGTAGAAAAACAAAGTGGTAACACTAACCCAAAAGTTAAAATTACATTAAACGGATGGGTAGGAAAGGGTGCTACTGTAGATAAAAGCGGAGAACCAACAAGTGATAATGGTACAAAATTAAGTAAAGAATTTGCGGATAAAGTTAAAACAGAAATTGAATCTAAATTAAATTCTTCGGGTATTGACACAAAATTATTATCTAATATAAGTCCTATTGTGACTAAAGGTAATATTGCGGCAAATACTGAAAATGAAAATGATTATAGGGTTCATGTAAAAATGGAAAATGATACCCAAAATTCTGATCAAACTAAACCAAAAGACGAAGATAAAGGAGATGGTGCAGGTAGTTTTGATCCTGAAGATATTAGATTAGTAGATAATTTAATTATCGATGAGGGGGCATATTTTGATTACATTGATGAAAATTACCCTAATTATTTTAAATATATTTCTGCAAAAATAAAATATTTCCATCCTGGATTTCATAGTATTACACCAGAAGGTTTTAATAGTAGACTAACTTTTTTAAATCAGTGTATGAAACAAGGTCCGAGTATATATGATAGAAAAACTTTAAAAGATGGAACTGAGGTTGGGGTTCAACCACAAAACTTATCTTTTGGTAGACCACCAATTTGTATATTAAGAATAGGTGATTTTTTCCACACTAAAATTGTTATAAATAGTTTATCTATAACTTATGATGGACCTCAATGGGATCTTAACCCTGAAGGTATAGGGGTACAACCTATGATTGCTACAGTATCTTTAAGTATTGATTATATTGGCGGACATTCTTTAGTTGGACCACTTAATAGATTACAAAACGCAGTTTCATTTAATTATTATGCGAATACAGAAATGTACGATGTTAGATCTGATAGTATCGATTCGTCTACAGGTAAAGTAGTAGATGGGGTAAAATTAGGTGAACTTAAAAAAGGTTTAGTTGGTGAAAAGAATTTAGAAAAATATATCGAATCACTTAAAAAAGAAGGTATCGTTGATCAAACAAAAGAAAATGAGAATGCTAATGGTGCAAAAACTACTGAAAATACAGGAGTATTAGAAATTGCAATAAAAGATAAAAATAGTGTAGTTATAAAAACCAAAGACGGTAAGAAACCAGGAGATATTGAAATTGATGGTAAAAAAGAAAGTAAGAATAGTATTGTTGGGGAAATATCTGTTGGTAACACTAAAGTAAATGAAAAACCTGATAGTGAAACATCTGAAGTAGTAATAAATGTTTTATCTGTGGATAAGTTTGAAGGTAAAATTATGTTACCTGAAACACTGAAAAATTTAGAGACTGCCGTTGCAGAAAAACAAAAGGAATTAGATGATTTAATTGCGCTTGCTAAAATTGATCCTACTGTAAAAAATTCTGAAATAAGGAAAGCAGAAAATGACTTAAAAGATCAACAAAAAAATTTAGAAAAATATAAATCATCTGCTTCTGACAAAGTTACTGTAGTTGCTTATTTAGATAAAAATAAAAAAACAACTACTGTGAGTAAAACATTTACAATCACTCAAAATGGGTTAAATTAATAAATATGGGAAAAGAATATTTTGATAGATATCAGAGTTTTAAATTTGATGGTAAGTATTTACCATTACCTTATATCGGTATACCACCTAAAGGTTCGGATAAAAGTGTTGTATATGAATCTCAAATTTCTAGGTTAGATAAGTTGAGTCAAAAATATTATAATAACCCTTATCATGGTTGGTTAATATTACTAGCAAACCCACAATACGGTGGTGTTGAAGAAAATATACCTAATGGTGAAATAATTAGAATACCATTTCCTTTTAGAGATAGTGTGCAACAATATATTGATGAAACACAGAAATACATCAATTTATATATTAAAAAATAAAATTTTATGGACCCTAAAGTAGATAAAATTGGTAAAGCATTTATTGTTGATCCAAACCCGCCAGGTATGGAAATAGTTCCGCCAGAAGATTTATTCATTTATGTTAAATTTTCTGCTTACCCTAGAAGTAGGGTAACTTATGGTGGTGAGAATAAAACTTTTAATAGTGGTATAGAAGATGAAGTTCATTTCATATCAACTAATTTAAAATATAATAGTCAAACAGGTAAATTAGATCCTACATTACAAAAATCTTATGCGACTACTGATTGGACAAATATCGGTGGATTTTCTAAAGATGTGAAATCAAGAAGTGCTGGTGCTTTAGAGGGGTTTGGTATTAAATCTATTGATATAAAATATAATTCTAGTTTAGTACCTACAGTAGATATTACATTTACAGATGTTAGAGGTGGTGCATTGTTCGATGTTATTAAAGATGATGATAGATTATCACCTTATAGTATATTTTTTAAAATGCCTTATCCAGTTTTTAACCTATCAATTAAAGGATATTTTGGACAAAAAGTTGATTTTTGTTTACATATGGTTAATTGGACATCTAGTTTTGATGGTTCGACAGGTAATTTTGATATTAGTGCAAATTTTTTAGGATTCCAACAAGCATTTTTAAATGATATGGTTTTAGGTAACATAATAGGTGTGATAAACACACCTGAAGGTTATAATAAATTAAATAAAATTTATGATGAAAGTAATTCACAAATTGGTTCTTCCGATTTAAATGGTAAAACTTTAGAAGAGATTAGAAAAAATGGTGATTTAAATATAAGAAAAATAGATGATTTTTTAACTCAAATAAGTAAATTACAAGTACAATCTGAAATTATAAAAACAGATTTAGATAGTTTTAAGTTATTAAAAGATTTAAATGGAAAATTAAGTTTATTAAAAACAATTAGAACTTTTATCGGTTCTCCTATATTGAAAGAGGCGGAGAATAATAGTAATGGTAGTAGTCAAAAAAATCAACAAACTAAATCTTATTTAGAAACTGATAATAGAAAAGATCAAATACAGACATCACCTATAAAAGATGATGAGTTGATTATTAATAATAATTATTTATCTATACGTGATTACATTATTTTTAATTCAGTTAATAGGTTAGCATTTAAATCTTATGTTAGCACATTAAATTCAATAATATTAAAATATCAAGAATATATTAATACTACAGAAAAAACTGTAAAAGATGAAGTAAAAGATAAAAATTTGATAGAATCTTTTAAATCTATAGGTGATGAGAATAATTGGGAAAATTTTATTGTATCACCGACATTAAATGCTAGTGGTAAACCTGATTTTAAAAAATTACAAAACGTATTAGAAGATTTATATACTTCAGGGTCAACAATATATTTAATTAAACCTTATGTTGGTGGACCTGAAGTAAATACTGGTTTTGATGTGGGTTCTTTTATAAAAAGGGTAAATGAAAGAAATTTTTATGCACCTAAAACAAAATTATTAGAATCAACAAATGTATTGATTGCAGATTTTAGAAAACAAAGAACTTTATTAGAAGATATTATAATAGATTTAGAATCTATTATAAAAGTACAAAAAGAAAAAGTACAAGAAGAATTAAATAAAAAATTATTAGAGAATTTTAGATCAGAATTAAAAGTTAATTTTGACCCTACAATTGGTAAATGTTTTGAGATTATTGCAAATAATACACAAGCAATGGTTGAAACTGTTTATGATATTAGTCAGGCAGCGGAACAGAAATCTATTTCTAGTAATAGACAGAGTGTATTAAAAACTTATGAAACTGACGTTCCAACAGGAATAGATGGGGTTGCTTGGCCTTCAATATACCAAAAAAATGATAAGGGGGACATTCAAGAAATATATGTGGGTGAAATAACTGGTGTTAATACATCAGATTTCCCTGAATGGGATTTTGTTGAAAGGGTTTTTGAAAACTTAGTGGGTAAAACTAAACAATTAGAAGATGTTAGTAAATCTTCTATATTAAAAAATGGTTTAGATACTGACAATTGGTTTCCTATTAACCCTATTGATTATAGTATAAATCCTTGGATAAAATTAAATTCTTTAAATGACGTTAAAAAAATAGGTAATGAATTAGTTGAAAAATTTTTTACTAGAATTGCGTTATTAGATAACTATACAAGATATTCCCCTAATACTGGATTAAAAGACATTGATAGTTACGCTAGATTAGAATCTATTGCGGCAAATAAAACAATTTTTTCAGAAAAGGCTAGACAAACAATATCTAATATATTGATAGATATAGACACTCAAATTAATGCAACTGGTTCTATTTTTGTTCCTGATGATAAATTTGATTTAAAAAAATGTAAGTTCTATACCGATTTTATTTTAGAAGAACCTAATAACTATATTATTAGTGAAGAGAATAGTTTTCAAAAAATAGGGAATTTTAAAATAAGTGGTACGTTTTCTGATAAAGTAGATTATATTTTATTTGATGATCCGTCTATCATTAATAATAGTAAAAAATTATTTCAAGAAATAAAAGACGATGAAACATATAGAAAATTTGCAGATAAAAAATCTAGTCCACCAAGTAAAGAATTTAAAACCAATCTATTCTTTAAAAATTTTATTTCTAGTGCAAATAATCTAACAACATATAATTCTTTTAATGTTTGGTTTGATGATGTTTGTAATAACATTCTTAAATCTAGTGATAATGAAATATTAGGTAATTTAAATAAATGTAAAATAATTGATTTTAATCCAGGTCTTTCTACATTAAATAATTCGAGTGGTTCTACATATAATAGTAAATATATTAATATGACATATTTTAGACAGAATACTAATACTTCTGTTGATTATGAAGATATTATGACATATTCAGAACTATACGATAAACAAAGTTCTAATTACGCTAGGGCATTATTATTGTTATCTACATTCCCGTTCAAAAATTTTAAAAAAGGGTTTTTAGAGTCTGTTTTTGATACCAAAGTATTTGATGGGGCGAGAGTAATTAATTTACCTAAATTATATGTTTATTATATTGGGGCATTATTGTGGAGATATGAGGAATCTATAAATCTTGTGGATCCATTAAAATTCACTTTCTCAACAGGAAAAGATTATTCTAATTTTAGTTCTCCCGCAAATTCTTATTTATATAAGGTAGGACATAGATTAACCACAAATGTTACAACAGAACCATTAGAAGATGAATTAATTAATTTACCTAAATCGGTTAAAGATAAACTTATTAATAAATTTAAGAGTTGGGTGGATAGTGATAATTTTAACAATAGTAAAAATGGTTTTTTTGAAAGATCAGTAAAATTATATGTACCTGATTTAATTACCCAAACTACCCTAACTACACAAGAACAAGATTTAGCTCAAAATAATATTTTTACTAAATTAAAAGAAACTACAGATTTAATTTTATTGAATCCTGATATTTTTGATAATGTTAAGATTGCACAACTAAGTCAAAATAAAGGATTGATTGTAGATAAATCATTATTGAAAAAATATGTTAGTAATTTTAAACAAAAGTTTAATGAGGTAGGTAAAGAAAATGATAATGGTAAAAAAGAAGGTAATGAAGAAAAAAAAGATGATAATAAAAGTACAAATATTATAAAATTACAACTTTATAATTATTTTAAAAATATAAGTAATAAATGGATAGGTAATAGCGGTTCTTTTAGTATATGTGGAGATTCTTCTGATAAAAATTTATTTGAATATTTTAAATTTATAGATAGAGGTTGGAGATTTATTGGGGATGAAGCAACATTTAATTTAAAAAGTTTTCTTTCTTTAGGTAGTAATTTAAATACTAGTGTTTATTTCTTTATGTCTAAACTTTTAAGAGACAGTAATTTTCTTTTCCAAATATTACCTACATATATTAATTTTAAAAGTGCTACTGAAGTCGCTAAGATATTCCAACCACAAACGGTATTAGAAAATAATGATTCTTCAGGACCTATATTTTGTTGTATTTGGGTTGGTGGGGCATCACAAGCGTTAGATATTGGTGAGAGAAGTAATTATTATTTTAAAGATGACGGATTTAGTTTAACTACAGGTAATATTCCTTCAGATATTGTTGATGAAAATAAATCAGATACTATTAATAATCAAGGTGATATTGATTTAGGTGATTCTTCTTTAGTCGCATTTAGAGTTTCATTTGGGGCACAAAATCAGACAGTTTTTAAAAATGTTTCATTAAGTCAACAGGAACATAGAGAGACAGGGGAATATTTTAAAGCATTATCTGATTTAGTAGATAAAAGAGGTGGTACCCAAAAAGCATATGTAGGTACAGATTTATTAAGATTATTTAAAACTAGATCATATACTTGTAAAGTTGAGGCTATGGGATGTATGAATATACAACCATTAATGTATTTCGATTTACAAAATGTTCCATTTTTTAATGGTGCATATCTTATAACTAGTGTTAGCCATAACATAACACCAAACCAAATGTCTACTAGTTTTGAGGGGTTAAGACAATCAAAATATATAACATCACCTTCAAAACAGATTACTGCGGATTTAGATATAGATTTAAATGAAAGTAGTGAGACACCAAAAATAGAGTTCACTAATCTTAATAATAAAAATGAAATATTTAGTATAGGTGTTTTAAACCCTACAGATTTATTTGATTATCAGAAAAACTTTGGTGTTGGTACTGTAGCAAATGTGGATGAGGGTGTTAATAAATTTAAAAATATTGGTGTTACTACTTTTACTGATCAAAAATTAAGAGAAGTAATAAATGATTTAGAAAGTAAAATGAAATTCAATAACATTTTGACTAATTCACAAGTTACTATGTTTTTATCTGCAATTCTTTCTAATTCAGAAAATTTATCCAAAAGTGAAATTTCTTGGGATGTGGAAAACAAAGAGACATATGTAGATAAATTCCCTAGTACTGATCCTATAAATCCTGATAAAATTAAATATTACGGAAAATCAAATTCTTCAGATAAATATTTGTCATATTTACCTATTTTTACGGGTGGGTCAGTTAACAATATTGCTTATGACGGTAAATTTCCTGGTAACGATACATTAAAAGAGTATTCAATAAATGATCAGATTGAAGGAAGAAAACAAGATATAAATAATAGGATATCTAAATTAGATGTTAATGACCCAAAACAAAAATCTGAAAAAGATACTTTAGAAAAAGAATTAAAAGATTTAACTAAACAGGAAGAAAATTTAATTAAGACTACTAAATATTATAACATATTTGAGGGTGATGCCTATAGATATAAACCTAGAGGTTATTTATATGTTATTGGTAGAAAACAATACTATGATATATATGGTGACTCAGGTTTGGCAGAACCTACAATTGCATCATCAGGAGAACCTTCTACTATATTGACTAGTTTAAAAGTTTGGAATTATTTAAAAGATGGTGATAAAAATGCGTATGATTATTCTTCATTACCATCTGGTTCGGCATCAATATATAGTAAGTGTATAAATTTAACACATCAATATAGTCCAAAGGGGTTAGAAAATGCCTTTACTACTTTTGAAAAAGTATTGACTACCTTTGTTGATAAAAATAATCAACCACTTATTAATTATTTTAATCCAGGACCTTAACATTTTAAAAAAATATTATTATATTTGCACTATGTATTTTGGAAATATAATATCTAATTCCCCTATTAGTATAGAAGGGTTCAAAAATTATGGTAAGGATGATTTAATTAATAACGATTTACCTATTTTAATTATTGGTTGGGATTTAGTTAAAGAAATGTATGGTAATAAAGTTTCCATTTTACATAAATCTATTAATTTAAAAACATATTGGACATTTAATTCTAAAGAGAGGAAGGCAGATTTTGAAACAGATATAGAATCTTTTAAGGAATTTTGTTACAATAGTTTTGGTGATAACATACCTTATGTTTATTTAGATATTTTATATGGTAAAAAAAACGTTAATAAAAAAATAATTAAAAAAATTTTAACGTTAGTAAAACCATATGTGTATGTATCAGATAATAATATGGTTTATATATTCGGTGATAATATAATTTTTGGAATTGATTTAAACATTTTAGATTATTTTGACGGTAAAAAAGAAAAAACGTTAAGGGTGATAAATAATTTAAATTCTGCCGTTTTGATAGATTCTGAGATATTTAATAAATACAGGGATTTTTTATATAAAATAAAAAATAAAAACAGATTAATCCCGTATATTATTAAAAATGGAAACGACTAAAATTATAACATTAGCATCTTTTGTATATATAGATAAAATCGAATCATTCAAAAAGTATCTACAAAAAAGATTTAAAATAAATTACGAAAACATATTTCAGTATTCATTCTATGATGATAGTAAAAAAATACTAACATATAGAATACCTTTAAAGAATGAAAATAAAATAGACATATCTAGTCTAATACCACCCACAATTATTGTACACAAAAAGGGTGAATGTTTTTACACTATTAACGCTCTGAATAAACTTATTGAATTTATTTACAATTTAGATAGTGGTAATATAAATCACTTAGAGTATAAAATAGAATGGGATAACTATCAAAATAAAATAATTCTTATTAAGAACGATGAATTAAAAATAATAGACATTATTAAAGATTTTTCTGAAAAATAAGATATTTATTAATAAAAATAAAGTTATGGAAGATAATAAAAATAAAAAATCTACAGAAAACTTAGGGAAAAAATTAGATGATTTTTTAACTAATAAAAAAACACAATCTAAAGAGTGTGTAGGTGATGAATGTCTGATTAATGACGGAAAAGAAATTGTTGAAAGAGTAAATAAAGTTTACAAAACTAATGATGGTAGACAACTTTTAATGTAATATATATATGAACAATAAAAAAAAATTTATTTTAGAGGATTTAAAAAGATATAAACAACTTTTGGAATACACTTTTTATGTTCCAGAAGAAAAAGAAGATGATTTAGATGGTGATTTACTATTAGATGATTCTTTTTTAACGGAACAAGATCCTGCAGGTGACGATCCTTTTATGGATGTTGCCGATCCTGAAGCTGGTGATACAGAAAAAGAAGAACCTGCTGGACAAGCACCTGCTGGAGATACAGAAAAAGAAGAACCTGAGGGACAAGCACCTGCTGGTGATGAACCTGTTGAAGATGAAGAACCAGAAATAGAAGATGAATTTGCCGATACTGAAGGTGTAGGGGACACTTCCGAAGATGAGGATACTGTTGAAGTTGATGTAACTGATTTGGTTGATAATACTGAAGAAACTAAAAAATCGGTTTCAGATGTTAGCGATAAAATGGAAGAATTACTTTCTAAATTATCAGAATTGGAAAATCAAATATCTGGTATGGATGAAGTCATTAGTAAAATTGATTCGTTAGAAAAAGAAATAGAAAAAAGAAACCCAACACCTGTTGAAAAATTAGAAATGAGATCGATGCAAGATTTTAACTTCCCATATAGTGTTAAGTTAAAAGATTTTTGGTCAGATAAAGAAGGTTATGAAGCAACTAATGATTCAGAAGAAGAATTTATTTTAAGACAAAGTGATGTTGAGAATTTTGACAGAAATGAAATAAAAGCCTCTTTTGATTACCCTAAAAAATAAAAAAATATCTGTTTTAAAAGAACCTCACTAACAAAGTGGGGTTTTTTTTTCTAAAATAATTTGACTTTAGTACAATTTATTCGTAATATTGTCTATTATTAATCATTAAAAAAAATAAAAATGAGTAAAACTTTAGATGCAATTTTATCCCAGTATGAAAAAAATACTGAAGATAAGAAAACTACTACTAAGTTGTCTAATGAAGACAGACTGAAAAAGTATTTTAGTGAAAAGTTACCTAAAGGTGTAAAATCACAAACTAAAAGATTTAGGATTTTACCTAAAAAAGATGGGACTTCCCCATTTACTGAGGTATACTATCACGAAAAACTTGTTAATGGTAAGTGGGATAAAATTTATTGTAACCATTTAAATGATGGGGATCATTGTCCTTTATGTGAGGCAAAGGATGCACTTTATGAAGATGGTTCTGAGAGAGCTAAAAAATTGGCAAAAGAATTTATTGCTAGAAAATTCTATGTTGTTAAAGGTATTGACAGAGACAACGAAGAAGATGGTGTTAAATTTTGGAGATTTAAACATAAATATACTGGTGACGGTATTATGGATAAAATCATTCCATTATTTAAATTAAAAGGTGACATTAGTGATCCTAGAGAAGGTAGAGATATTATTATCACTACAGGTAAAAACGATAAAGGACATAGTGTGGTTAATTCTATTATGGCTGATGATGCTACTATCTTAACAAAAGATAAGGAAAAGGCAAATGAGTGGTTTAATAACGAAGAAACACACAAAGATGTTTACTCTAAAAAATCTCAAGAGTATTTGGATATTGTAGCAACAAATAAGACACCTATTTGGGATTCTGAACAAAAGAAATTTGTTGCTGAAGAAGACAAAGAAGAAAAAGAAACTGCATCATTGAGTGAAGAAATCAATATGATGAAATCTGAAACATTAAAACCAAAAGAATTAAATATTACTGATAATTCTGATGACGATGATGACGATGACACAACTTCATTCAGTTTAGAAAGTGATGATGACGATGAATTACCATTTTAATTTATAGTTATGGCTAAGACACCATTAAAGAAAAAGGCATCTGATTTTTCGTCAATAAGAAAAAAGTTCTCTTCTAGTGATAAGTATAAAGAACAAAAATACTTTGATCTAGGAGAAGCTTTCCAAAAATCTACAGGATTACCAGGTCCTGCTATGGGTCAGATTAACATGCTTTTAGGTCACTCGGATACTGGTAAAACAACTGCATTAATTAAAACTGCGGTAGATGCTCAGAAAAAAAATATATTACCTGTTTTTATTATTACTGAACAAAAATTTAGTTTTGAACACGCTAAACAAATGGGTTTAGAAACTGAATATATTGAAGAAGTAGATGAAAAAACTGGTGAGGTTAGTGCATATTGGGATGGTTTTTTACTTTATAGATTAGGGTTTGATTATATTGAACAAGCGTTTGATTATGTAACAGAAGTATTAGACGCTCAAAAAAGTGGTGAAATTCCATACGACATAGTATTCTTATGGGACTCAATCGGTACAATACCTTGTCAAATGAGTTTTGAGGGTAAAGGTGGTAATCAACATACTGCGAGAGTTATTTCAGAAAAATGGGGTATGGGGTTGGCTCAAAGAATTACATCTTCGAGAAAAGAAAGTTTCCCATATACTAATACTATGATTTTTGTAAACCAACCTTGGGTAGCGTTGCCAGACAATCCATTTGGACAACCTACTATACAACCTAAAGGTGGTAACTCAATTTACCTATCTTGTGCCTTAGTATTCTTATTCGGTAATCAAAAGAGTTCTGGTGTGTCTAAACTTTCTGCAACGAATAAAGGTAGAAAAGTTAACTTTGCAATTAGAACTAAGGTTGGTATCCATAAAAACCATATGAATGGTTTAGGTTATGCTGATAATAAGATATTGGCAACTACACACGGATTCATCGAAGATGATAAGAAGGCAATTGATGATTATAAATCCGATAACAAAGATTATTGGGCAGAAGTGTTCGATACTGTTGGGGATGAAGAATCATTTGATGTTGTAGAGGAGAATTTTATTGAATCTCCTGTTGATTATTCAGATGATTGATTGTTTAACCATTAAATAATGGTTTTGTGAAAATACCAAATAGAAAAACTAAAACATTTCAAAAAACACTTATTGTTGATGGAGACTCTCTGATTAAAACCGCCTATCATGGGGCTAAAGATCTTTACTACAAAGATACTCATATAGGCGGAATTTTTCAGTTCCTAACAATGGTTAGGAAACTTATAAATGAGTATAAGTTTGACAAAGTATATGTGTTTTGGGATGGACAATTTAGTGGTAGGTTAAGGTATGAAATTTATGAAGATTATAAATCTAACAGAGACAAAGATTTTTATAACGATCAACCACCTTCAGAAATTGAATTGTATCTACAAAAAGAAAGAGTTAAATTTTATTGTGAAGAATTGTTTATAAGACAATATAGTGATGATATTATTGAGGCGGATGATTTAATTGGTTATTACGTAAAGAACATTTCAGAGGACGAAAAAGTTGTGATAATGACTAATGATAGAGATATGTGTCAATTAATCAATGAGAGAGTCGGAATTTATGTTATAAACTTAAAAAAGATAATCACTAAAGATAATTATTTGGACCACTTTAATCATCATTATAGTAATCTAAAATTAATCAAAATTATATCTGGTGACGTTAGTGATAATATAAAAGGTATCACAGGTGTAAGTGAAAAAACTTTATTGAAATTTTTTCCCGAAATTAAAGAAAAAACTTTGACATTGGAATATATTTTTAGTAAAATTAAAGATATACAAAAGGATAGAAAAAGTAATTTAAAATCGTTGGATAATATCATTAATAAAGTAACAAAGGGTAAACAAAAAGAAAAAATATTCGAAGTTAATGAAAAACTAATCGATTTAAGCAACCCTATTATTACAGAAAATATAAAATCAGATTTAGATTATTTAATGTCTACGACAATTGATCCTGAAGGTAGAGAAATTAAAAATGTAATTAAAATGATGATGGAAGATGGTTTAATGATGGCAATACCAGGAGGACAAGATGGGTATTTAAATTTTTTACAACCATTCCTTTCATTAATTAAAAAAGAAAAAAAATTTTATAACAGTTTAAAATGAGTACAAATATGAAAAAGAGTTATCAAAGTTACCCGTATGAATTCTTATTTATGATTAACGGTAATCCTATTGTTGGAAGAAATTTCCCAATAAAAAATTTTAATAGAGATAGTTTAAATTCTTTAGATTTAAAATATGTTATAGACGATGTAGTAGATGTAATTAAACTACACTTTAAGAACAATACTTATGAATATCTTTATAAATATTATAGTTATTTTGCAGAAAATATTAATAATGAAGAATATGAAACAAAGGATATCTATGAAAATGAAGATTTCTTCACATTCCAAATTAAAGTTAATGGAAAAGTAGTTATTGAGAAAATTTTCACTGGAAATGACTTCCCACCAAAGGTAAGATATGATGTGGATATAAGAAAAATTATACCTAAAATCATCGAAATCATACAATATGGATTGAGTGAAAAAAATTATATAAAAAATTATGGCGATTATGATTTAAACAAGATATTTATTAATAACCAAATCTAAAAACGTTATGGCAAAAAATGAAAGTTCTAATTTAGGGTATTTAGGATATAGTTTTCAAGTAAAACTAGTTAAGCAATTAATTGAAGATCAAAAATTTTCGGAAAGTATTATCACTATAATCGATCCAAATTATTTTGATAATGAGTATATGAGGTTAGTTGTTGCTAGTGTCAAAAATTATTATGAGAAATATGAAACCATACCGTCTTATGATACCATCTTTAACCTTATTAAAACTGAAGTAAGAAGAGAAATTGCAAGAGAATCAGCAAATGAGTTAATTGTTGGTACAGAAAAAGACGATGGTATAGATGTTTTTCATAATATTAAAAATGTTTTATCAGCGGATTTTAGAAGCCCAATCCCTACAGGTTTAATTGGAATAGATAACCTAATGGGTGGTGGACTATCAAAAGGTGAGTTAGGAGTTATTTTGGCGGCGTTTGGTGTAGGTAAAACTACATTAATCACTAGAATGGCGAATACTGCCTATAAGATGGGTAAAAATGTAGTACAAATCTTCTTTGAAGATAATGCAGAAGTAATACAAAGAAAACACTACACATGTTTTACTGAAATCCCTTTAAATGAATTAGAGGAAAGAAGTGATGAGGTAGAACAAAAGTTAACTAATTTTCAAGACTTAACAGGGAATTTAATATTGAAAAGAATGCCTAGTGATGGTACTACAATACCACACATTAGACAATATCTAAAAAAATTAATTTCTAATGGTGTAAAACCTGATGTTATTTTCTTAGACTACATAGACTGTGTACAACCTACGAAACAATTTAAAGATGAGTTTAGTGGTGAAGGTAATGTAATGAGACAGTTTGAAACTATGTTATCTGAATTAGGTGTTGCTGGGTGGACTGCGGTACAAGGAAATAGAAGTGCGATTGGTGCTGAATTAGTGGAGGCTAATATGATGGGTGGATCCATTAAAAAAGGGCAAATTGGGCATTTCATTTTATCTGCAGCTAAAACATTAGAACAAAAAGAAGAAGGTAGGGCAACTTTAGCGATACTTAAATCTAGGTTTGGTAAAGATGGTGTTGTATTTGAGGATATTTTATTCGATAATGGTACGTTAGTTATTGATACTAGTGATAGTAGAGATGTTACTTTATTAGAACATGATAAAATATCAAAACAAAAAGATTCTAAATTTATTCAAGAAACATTAAACAAAAAAAGGGAATCATTTAATTAATGTGATTTTTTTGAAAAAAAATGAGTTATTTTATAGGTCATATAGGAATCTACACACTAATAAATAATTAATAATAAAAATTAAAAAAAGTATTAAAAAATGGAATTATCAAATAAAATTTTGTCTGACATTACGGTTTATATGAAGTATGCTAAATTCTTACCAGAAATGAATAGAAGAGAAACTTGGGAAGAATTAGTTACTAGAAACAAAGAAATGCATCAAAAAAAATACCCCAATATTAAAGATGAAATTGAAGAAGTTTATAAATTAGTTTATGATAAAAAAATACTACCTTCAATGAGAAGTTTACAATTTGGTGGTAAACCTATTGAAATATCTCCTAATAGAGTTTATAACTGTGCATATTTACCTATCGATCATACGGATGCCTTTTCAGAAACAATGTTTTTATTGTTAGGTGGGACAGGTGTAGGTTATTCGGTACAAAAACATCACGTAGATAAACTACCAGAAATTAGAAAACCTAATCCTGATAGAAAAAGAAGATATTTAATAGGGGATTCAATAGAAGGATGGGCAGACGCAATTAAATTATTAGTAGAATCTTATTTTGGTGTAAAGTCATCTACTCCGATATTTGATTATTCAGACATTAGACATAAAGGGGCATTATTAGTGACATCGGGTGGTAAAGCACCAGGTCCACAACCATTAAAAGACTGTATACATAATATTAAAAAAGTATTGGACTCTAAAACTGATGGAGAAAAATTAACACCTATTGAAACACATGATATCGTATGTCATATTGCAGATGCAGTTTTAGCGGGTGGTATTCGTAGAGCAGCATTAATTAGTTTATTTTCTGCGGATGACAATGAAATGATTTCTTGTAAAGCAGGAAACTGGTGGGAATTAAATCCTCAGAGAGGTAGAGCAAATAATTCGGCAGTATTATTAAGACATAAAGTTACTAAAGAATTCTTTTTAGATTTATGGAAAAGAATTGAGTTGAGTGGTGCTGGTGAACCAGGAATCTACTTCTCAAATGACAAAGATTGGGGTACAAACCCTTGTTGTGAGATAGGTCTTAGACCTTATCAGTTCTGTAATTTATGTGAAGTGAACGCATCGGACATCGAATCGCAAGAAGACTTTGAAAAAAGAGTTAGAGGTGCAGCGTTTATTGGGACATTACAGGCTGGTTATACAGACTTCCATTATTTAAGAGATGTATGGAAAAGAACTACTGAAAAAGATGCACTTATTGGTGTAGGTATGACAGGTATTGGATCTGGAGTTGTTTTAGGTTATGATATGAAAGCAGCTTCTGAAGCAGTTAAAGATGAAAATGAAAGAGTTGCGACATTAATCGGTATCAATTCTGCCGCTAGAACTACTACTGTTAAACCATCAGGTACCTCATCATTAGTTTTGGGTACATCATCAGGGATTCATGCTTGGCATAATGACTACTATATTAGAAGAATCAGAGTTGGTAAAAATGAAGCAATATATACTTACTTATCTATAAACCATCCTGAATTAGTAGAAGATGAAATTTTTAGACCACACGATACTGCAGTGATATCTATCCCACAAAAATCACCAGAAGGTTCTATATTAAGATATGAATCTCCTTTTGATTTATTAGAAAGAGTTAAAAAGGTATCACAAGAATGGATTAAACCAGGACACAGAAGTGGGCAAAATACACATAATGTATCTGCGACAATATCTTTGAAAGAAGAAGATTGGGAATTGGCTGGTGAATGGATGTGGACGAATAGAAAATTCTATAATGGATTATCAGTTCTACCTTATAATGGAGGCACATACCAACAAGCACCTTTTGAGGATTGTAATATCGAAACATACGAAACTATGATGAAGTCTTTATCTTCAGTTGATTTAACTAAAGTTATAGAATTACAAGATAACACTAATCTTTCAGGTGAAGTTGCTTGTGCTGGAGGAGCTTGTGAAATTATATAAGTTGTGAACGTAAAATGGGGTAACGATATAACGCTAACATATCAAATTATGTTAGCGTTTTATAATCAAAGAAAAAAGAATTAAAAAAAATGAATGTAGGGGCATCAAAAGATTGGGTACAACAACTATACATAAGGGAATTCGGTCCTAAACTACAACCAAATGAGTTCTATTATGATAATGATGGTAGAATAGTTATGAATGAACAATATCATAAACGAAGAGGATCTTGTTGTGGTAATGGATGTTTACATTGTCCTTATGAACCCAAACATATAAAAGGTAACACAGAAATAAGAAAATCACTACAATCGTAGTGATTTTTTTTATGTATTAAATTTTTTAGAATAAAGATATTTTATCATTTCAATATCCTTTTCAGTAAAATTATTATTGTGATCTAAAATAGAATTATTTTCTTTTTCATAATGAGAAAAACCTAACATATGAAACATTTCGTGTCTAATTGTATTAGAAAATGATTTAAATTCTTTATTTTCTACAATATCTATATGTATGTAAACACTTTTAATTTTATGGTTTATAGGTTCTGTAAAAGTTATACCTATATTAACTAAATCGTATTTTGACCATTTAAACATATTGGCAAACTCTGTATCGGATAAGAAATATATAACCACATTAGCAGAATCTTTATTTTTAACCATACTTATATTAATAGGTTTAATAAGTGGTTTAAAAATTTTAATAGTTTCAACAACATCCAATGAGTCTTTTTTGGTGTACTTACCGTATAAACATATTTTAATATCTTTATACCATCTATCCCCACCTTCTGTTGCTAATAAAAGTTCTTCTTTAGTAAAAAGACTTTGAGAAAAAAACCAAATAGGGTTTAAAATTAATAGTGCAATTATTAAATTTTTCATAGTTGTTTTGTATTTATAATAAAACAAATATATAATTTTTTCTTAAATAAACAAAAATTATTAAAAAATATGAAGAATCTTTTTGAGGAGTTACAAAGAATAAAGTCTTTAATGGTTTACGAACAAGGTGTAAAGATTAATGAAGTTAGTACTGCATCCGTTGAAGGTGGTGATACTGATGAAGGTGATGGTGGTAGTGAAAATCAAAATAAACCTGCGGATAGTGAAAACGAAAAAAATAATGTAGAACAAGAATCAAAAACTGAAGGTGGTAAAGAACCAAGTAAAAAGAATTGTGTGTCTATTACAAATACTGAGGTATATAAAACTGAAAGTGATGTAAATAAAGAAGTACCTGAAAAGTTCTTTCAGAAGTTCAAACAAAAAGTTGAAGAACAGTTTGGTTTGTTTGCAGATGGTGAATTTACTATTGAGGACATCAACGTATTTGGGGGTGCTAGTAATTATTGGAAGGGTAGTAATAGTAATAAATTTCCTGCGGTAGAACCTAAGTATTGTAATGAATATGATGTTAACGTTGGGATAACTTCATTAAAAACTTGGGCGTCTGGTTGTAAAGGTTTTGGTAAAACCGAAAAAAAGGTTTATGATAAAAATTCTTCAGGTAAAAAAAGTAATGAAGATTTGGCAAAAAGAAGGGCACAAAAAGTTTTAGATGAATTAACTAAAAAAATTGTGACTTTTGCTCAACAAAATAATATTAAAGTTCCAGCCGATTTCAAAAAAGAAATAAAAAATATTACTTCTGGTTCCATTTATACTGAAGATAAAACAGATACTCATTCAGTAGTAGCAGCAGCAATTAAAAGTGGTGAATTAAATGCGGGTCAATTAGTAATGATAGACGCAGTTTTATGTTTTACACCATACAACCCATGTCCTAATTGTATGATTAGAGATCCAAAAACTAAACAATGTAAATGTAAAGAAGGTTTAACAGAAAAAGATGGTAAGTGTTTTTGTTCTAATGGTAAAGAACCTGATGAAAATTGTGAATGTACAAACTGTCCAGATCCTTGTATGACATTTAACAAAGAAACAAAAAAATGTGAATGTCCTAAAGGTATGACATTTAATGAATCTACAAAACAATGTGAATGTCCTAAAGGTTTCAAAAAGACAGATGATTGTGAATGTTTGAAAGAAAAAGAAAGAGAATGTCCTGATAAATGTCAAAAACGTGATGAAAATGGTGATTGTAAATGTCCTAATGGTATGACATTTAATGAAGAGACACAAAAATGTGATTGTCCTGAAGGTAAAATTAAACCTACTGTAGATGCGTGTAATTGTGTAACACCAAAACCACCATTAAAATGTGGGTATAATGAGAAAAAAGAAGGGGGTAGAGGTACTAAACAAAATAACTTTGTTGCAGCAACAGTTAAAAGTGGATTCCCTGTTGGGGAAGGGGATACGGTAACTATTTCATTTGATTCATTGGTTGTTCCTGACGCATTTTATGTTAAGTATGGTGATCAAGAGTTCTTTAGCGGATTTATGGGAGATGTCTATAATGATGAATATAGACAAGTTGCTTTAAGTGTTAAAGAAAAGAAAAAAATGTTACCATTACAGTCTAAATATGTTAAAGATATTGTTAAAGATGAATTAAATGCTGGTGATAACGATTATAGTGGGATGGATAATGTTGTAAGGAATTTTGTTGGTGAGTTAGTAATGTATAAACGACAAGATGGTTTATTAGAGAGTATAAATGAAGCAATTAAATCTGAAGGGGGAAAATTGACAGTTAAAGATATCTTTAAAAATGGTGATGCTGAGGCAGAAAAAATAACTGATGATATTATTAATAGTGGTAGTATAAAAGATAACATTGTTAGATATAAACAAATAATGAAATCTGGTACATCATTTAAAATTACCAAAGAAGAAGAGAATTTCCAACTGATAATAATGGTATTTTCACCATTAGATAGAACAATATTTACGATGGAAGTTAAATGTGAATAATAATATTTATTATTTTAATATTTCTTTTCAAAAATTTTATAGTATAATATTTATATACATATGGCAAAGACTAGGTATATAAATATTGATTTCCCTTTTAGGGATGGTGATAATGGGTTTTATTTTCAGATGAATAAAACAGATAAAGACGCTATTAGGGCGGATTTATTACATCTACTTTTAACTAATAAAGGTGAAAGGTTATATCTCCCTGATTTTGGTAGTGATTTAAAAAAATACATTTTTGAACCAAATGATTCAATCACACATGAACAAATTAGAGATAATTTAAATGATACAATTAAATTATATATACCTAATTTAATCATAAATGACATATCATTTAGAAATGATGATATCGAAGAATTAATAATTGTGGAATTAACCTATACTGTTACAGAAGGAACTTTCACTAGTACAGATACAATAACTTTAACATTCTAATTATGGCAAAGAAAATAGATTATAATGCACGTAATTTCTCAGATGTAAGATTACAACTTATAGAATTCATACAAAAATATTATCCAGAAATATTTTCAGATTTTAATGACGCTTCTGTCGGTATGATGTTATTAGAGTTAAACGCTGCGGTTGGGGATATGTTATCATTCCATACCGATAGAATGTTTAATGAGACTCAAATAAATTACGCACAAGAAAGATCTTCATTATTAGAACTGGCAAGAACATTCGGTTTAAATGTACCAGGTAAAAGACCTAGTATAACTATCGTTGATTGGACAGTAACTAATATACCTGTAAATGGTGATACATTTGATATAAGTTATGCTCCAAAAATACTAAAAGGGTCACAAGCAACTGGTGCGGGTAAAATATTTGAATTACAGGAAGACTGTGATTTCGCATCTCCGTTTACGACAGGAGGTATCCCTAATAGATTGGTGATTCCAAACATAGATGGGAGTGGTATTATACAAAATTATTCTCTTACTAAAAGAGAAATTATGTTAAATGGTATCACAAAAATATATAAAAAAGTATTGGGTAGAGAAGATTATAGACCATTTTTAGAAATAATCTTACCAGAAGATAACGTATTGTCGATAGAAAATATTATAACTAAGGAAGGTACAAATTTTGTAAATAACCCAACAGAAGACGAATTTTCTAATTTTGATTTAAGTTGGTATGAAGTTCCTGCATTGGCACAAGGTGAAATATATATTGAGGATGAAAATGCCGTTTCAGATAGATCTGGTGTAGTAGTCGGTAAATGGAAAAATGCCCCAAAAAGATTTATACAAGAATATACTGATAATGGTTTCTGTAAAATCATATTTGGTGCTGGTGATACAGATATTTCCGAATTAAATGATTTTGTTGGTTGTAGAGGACAAATTGAAAGAATAGGTAAAGTAGTAAATAATTTATCTTTGGGTGAGATTCCACAAACTAATAATACAATGTATGTTAGATATAGAATAGGTGGTGGAGAAGATTCTAATATTGGACCTAATACCATCACATCTTTGGGGACTACAGGTGTAATCGTCAATGGTGATGATAATAATTTAAATAGAATTATAAAAAATAGTATTACAGTTAATAATCCTATTCCTGCTTTAGGTGGTAAAGAAGAACCATCAGTAGAAGAAATAAGAAATTTAGTTAGATATAATTTTTCTGCACAAAATAGGTGTGTAACAATCAAAGATTACCAAAGTAGAATACCACTTATGCCAGGTAAATTTGGTGTACCTTTTAGAACTGGTGTGTGGGAAGAAAGAAATAAAATCAATGTTTACATTTTAGCGTTAGATTCTAGTAGTAAACTTACAACAGAATCCACATCAACACTAAAACAGAATATTGCAGATTATTTAGCGGATTTTAGGATGATAAATGATTATGTTACTGTGAAAAATGGTAGGGTAATTAATTTAGGTTTTGAAATAGATGTTTTCGCAGATAAAGCGGTACCAAAAGGTGAGGTGATATCAGGTGTAATTTCATCAGTAACACAATATTTTGATATAAATAAGTGGCATATGGGTGATAATGTATATCTATCACAATTAGTTGAAAATATCAATAATGTTGCAGGTGTATTAAATGTTACTGATCTTAGAGTTTATAATAAAGTAAATGAAAATGGTAAATATTCATTAAACGAGATTGCTCAACCATATATCGATGATACAACTAGACAAATAGATTTGTTAGGTAGATATACTTTATTTGGTGCTCCAAATGCGATGTTCGAAATTAAATATCCAAATAAAGATATTAAAATCACTATTTCTACTTCATAGTAATTACTTTTTTAAAAATATAATTAGTTTTAATAAAAAAATAAAATTATGGAATGTAAAACGTGTAAACAAAAAAATCAAAAATCTAACAACAGTGAAAAACAAAATAAAGGAAATGGTTTTAGTATGAATTTAATTTCTGAGGAAATTCAAAAAGGGGATTATAATGGCAATTTCTTTTTTAAAGTTATTGCATTTTTTGTAATCAGTATTGCATTACCACTTATTCTTTTAGTTTTAATTGGTCAGGTTTTTCTAACTTTCTTTTTACCTAAATCTTTACCGAAAGTCAGAAAAAAGTTTTTTAACTTTTTTACTGGAATCTTAAATGTGTATGGAAAATTTAAGTATAATAAAGAAATAAAAAAACGTGAAAAACAATTTGGTGAAAATATTTCATATGATGAAAAATCTGAAGATGATGTGAATTTTAATGATATAGAAATTTTTAATGGTAAGGAAAATAAAAAATAATAAAAATAAAATGATACTAATATGTCTAAATCATTTAGAATTAGGACAACACCAGGTAATGATAATGGATATTTAAAAGTTAATGTTGATCTTAATCAGAACTACGATCATTTAGAAATATTAAGTTTAAAAATATCTCAAAACGATGACTACCAAAGTTTTTGTGCTGAATATGGTGTAATTGCGGGTAGAGTCATTATAAATAATGGGTTTGGTGTACCAAATGTTAGGGTATCTATATTTGTACCTGTAGATGAAGTCGATTTGAGTGATCCAGTTAAATCTGCAATATATCCATATACAGAACCATTTCCTGATCAAAAAAACAAAAATGGTATACGATATAATGTATTACCAAAAAACCAACAAACATTAGATCATACTCCTGTTGGGACTTTTCCAAAGAAAAGAGAAGTATTAGATAATAATACTACTTTAGAAATTTATGAAAAGTATTATAAATATACTACTACAACCAATGAGGCAGGTGATTATATTTTATTTGGTGTACCTGTAGGGGATCATTTCTTACATTATGATATGGATGTAAGTGATATTGGTTTTTTATCGGTTAGACCATTTGAATTGATTGAACAAGGATATAGTGATGACTTATTTAAAGATAGGTTTAAATTTAAATCGTCTAATAATTTAGATAGTTTACCACAAATTTTTTCTGAAAATATACCTGTTAGAGTTGAACCTTACTGGTGTGATAGTTTAAGTGTGGGTAATGCGTTAGGTATTAATAGATATGATATTTCTATTAATAATTTAGAATTAACCCCTACTGCAATTTTTATGGGTAGTGTTTTTACTGATGACGAAAAAGATTCTTTAAATAAGAATTGTAAACCTGCCAGAGAAATGGGTAAAATGAATGAAGTTGTCACAGGTCCTGGTAATGTAGAAGCAATTAGAAGAACCGTAGATGGTACAATAGAAAGATATAGTTTTAAGGGTAATGGAATAGATGAAAATGGTAACTGGTCTTTATTAGTTCCTATGAATATAAGAAAAGTTGTTACTGACGAATTTGGTAATTTAGTTCCTTCTCCTGATGGTATAAAAGGTGTTGCAACTGAAGGTGATTATAGATTCAGAATATCTATGGATGCAACAACAAATGACCAAAGATTAAGACAAAGGGCGAAATTCTTAGTTCCAAATACAAACAACAACTTCAATTTTGGTGAATATAGTTCAAAAGATTTAAAAAATAGTCAAGATTTTACAATAAATAAACAATTATCTACTATAACGACAGGAACACCTTATGCGACTGATTTAAGAAATCAATATAACTACTTAGAAGAATTTTATCCATTTAGATGGAAAAAAGTGTATACCGTTAAACAGTATATCGGTAGAATGCAAAAAATACAAAATGATGAGGCTAGAGGATTTATTGGTATTAAAGATATATTAAATGCTGAAGGTGTAAATAAATTTCCAACAAATAGAATAGATATAAATCTAAATCCGATATATACTATAATATGTTTATTATTAACATTATTTGGGCATGTTGTGGGTTTCTTAAATGGTATTCTTAATATTATTAATGGTTTAATTACTGCAATATGTTCTATAAAAATACCTGTCGGATTTGGTCTTGATTGGAATATCGATTTTGTTGCCTTCACCTTTAAAGTTTGGATAACAATCGATTATAAATGTATTTTTAGTCCTCTCTTATGTAGATTTTGTAAAAATATTTGTACAAATGATAAACATAGTTGTTGTCCGTATAATTGGGCAGAAGGTTGTTATAGTAATAATGCAATTGAAAACATACCTGCAAAAGATGGTCCACCTGACTATATACCTTGTTGTCGTACGTGTTGTGTTAAAGTGCCTTTAATACCTTTAAAATGTTCTGATGAAGGCAAAAATTATATAATAACTTTAATAAAAACACCATTTGGTGACAACAGTGGGTGTAATTCACCATATGTAAGACCTTTCTCTTGTAAAAATTGTGGTGGTATACAAACACCAGGTATAAAAGATTGGGTATCATGTGTCATGGAACCAGTTGCAGTATTTTTAAGGATGCTTAAGTTTGATTTTTATAATGATTGGGTTGGTGGTTCACTTTATTTCCCATTAATTAAAAGAAAATATAAATTAAAAAAATCTAAAAGAAAATTTGGACAAATTAAAAAAGATAAATTTTGTGATTTCGATTGTAGAGAAAGAGGTAATAGTAGTAATTTTCAAGGTAATCCTACTTTTAATCAGTGGAGAATTAAAATAAAATCCATTGTGTTCGCAAATCCTAGAATAACAGTAAATGGGTGTACTGCAAAAATAAAAGGTAGAAGAGTTACTGATTGGTATGGGACAGAAGAAAATGATCTCCAAACACCTAACTTAAATTTGGCAGTTAAAGAATTAGAATTTAAAGGTAATACTAGTTCTTTTGATGGGTGTGTGATAAAATTTGATACGTTTGCGTCATTTCAAAATACGTTTAATAGTCAAGGTATTCCTTACGAAATAAAAGATAGAGAAGTTCCAGGGGAACATGGTAAACCAGAATATGTAGAAAGTGTTGATCCTAACGGAACAACTTCTTGGGAAAACATTGGTGGTCATGGTCACCATAGAAATATATGTGACAACACTAGAATGATAGAAAGAAAAGAATATTTTAAAACTTCTTTAGATTGTACAACGGTTAGTGTGGGAGGTGTGAAAGACGAGTTTGTGCCAGAAACGAGTGGTTTCGACAAGTTCAACGAACCTACAAGTGAAGGTGGTACTGGTGGAGAAAGCAACGTTTGTCCAGAATATACTTGTGAACCTGATTGTGGTTCTAATGGTATTGCACCTTGTGTATATGATAAAGCAAAATATGAACAATATACTCAAATTGTTAAACATGGTTTAATTAGTTGGTCAGAAAATGAAATATATTATACCCCATACATTTCTAATTCAGATGTTAAATTTAATAAAATAGAATATAAGGCAAATTTGATGTTACCTACAACTATAATGGAATTGGGTAGTAGTGTTTATTGTGATATAGATGATGTCCCATTTATTTTAGAATCCATACCAACCACAACATTTAATGTGAGTTATGAAGAAATTAAATATAGTATTGGTCAAAAACAATCATACACTAATGGTAGTACATATAAACCTATTTTAAAATTTGATGATAGAAAAGACATTTCATTAAATCTTAGAGCTTATGTAGAATTCTCTTGTTTTAGTACAGTATGTAGTAATATTGCGGCAACTGTTAATCAGTCGCAATTAGGTGTGAGTATGATAGATACTAATGATATTGGTATCGAAATAGGTAATTGTTTTTTAAGATTTGAACATGATGAAGAAGTTAGACAATATTTTTGTAAACGTTTTAACGGATATAAATCACCTAATTTAAATTTTCATCACAGTAGACCAGGATCAATCGAATTCGATAACAATTATCAAACTTACCCATCAATATCCTTATCTGATGGTGCACCACTTTATTATAAATTAGATGGTGAATATATATTATCAGAATATAATGATGGTGATTCATTTATACCTGGAGACGCTTGTGGATATAGAAACACAAATAATACTTCAGACTATTTTTATGGTTTAGCACCTGGTCAAACATCAACATTTATTAATTACCCTAATGGATCACAAACAATTAATTTTGGTCAAACCGCTTACGGTAATGGTGTTGATTTAGTAAATGATGATGTAAATGGTGATGAAGATATTTATGGTATTACATTTAATAGGATACAAACACCATATTACCTTTATTTTGGATTAGTACCCGGAAAAACTACTTTACATAAAACAGTTTCTTTATTCTTTGCGGATAAAATAAGTGCGACTACACTTAAAGGTATAGGGGCATCAAATAATAAAGTAGATAGTAATGTTAATAATACACCTAATATTAATAGTGGTACTGAAAATAATTTCACTGTTTATAAAACTTGTTTAGGTGAGACTTTAGTAAAACAAATTAAAAAATAATTATATTTTAGATATATGGAAGAAACTAAAAAAATATTATTAAATAGCTCTAGATTACCAAATAACGTTAATGTAGACACACAAATTCAATTAGGTATAGAAAATATTACTAAACCTATACCATTGAATGATGTAGATACTACAGTAAGTCAATATGAACAATTTGAAAAGGAACGAAAAGAAAGTAATATATACAGATTTTATGGTGTAGTAAAACCCGTAATAAGTAATCCTTTGTTTAATAAAAATGTTAAGATATATAAAGATGATAAAAATAATGTTGTTAGTAAGACAATATTAAGTAGTAGTATTTTTGAAAAGAATGGTTGGGTAGGGTATTTTAATGATGAACTTGATCAGACTGCATTACAGTTTAATGATAATAAAAGTGCATTGTGTGAATTTTTCCCATTTGATCCGGGATATGATAGATTAAATTTTTTAGATAGTGATGGTACACAAAATTTTTTGATTAAAATAACATACCCATTTAAAACTAAAGATATTGTTTTAGTAAAAAATAATACAAATGTTTCATTAAAAGATGGTATCCCTATTATTGAAAAATTTTTAATTAAATTAAATGGTAGAAATTATACGGGATTTAGAACTGCGATGAATCATGGGTTAATTGAGGGAGATAGGATTAGTTTATTAAAATTTACTGATAATACATCAAATAATACATTAAACCTTAACTCAAAATTCTATAGAGTATTTAAATTAGGTAACGAAACTAATGATAATAAACTTAGAAATTTTGTAATTGATGTTGATCCTAACGATATAAGTTTTACGATTGGTGTAAGTACAGTAAAAAGGGTAGTTAAAGATAAACCTTCGTCATATTATGTTAGACAATTTAAATCATTAACTAGTTCAGACTATAAAGATTATGATTTATATCCTGCAGCGTATGGAGTTACCTATTTTGATGATAATGTTGCGGCGTTTAACTTTAAAAAAGATATTAATATTACTGGTTTAGTCGATAATTTAAATAGACCTTTAACAGAATTATATCTTACAATTATAAAAAATGATAATGACACATCTTCAGGAAATATATCAACACAGTATTGGTTAAATAAACAAAAAAATTTACAAATTCCTTTTAACACTAGATTTTGGACTAAAATTTCTGCAGGTTATCTTTTAGAGAATAATACTAATATAAATTATAATATTAGATCTTACGGAGATACGAATTATAATGGTTCAACATATTTTGAAAACATTGATGAATCAGATGATGTATTTGATGGGGATATTGTTGAATATAATGAGTCTGAATTACTAGAAAGAAGATTAGAAATCATATATCATAGAGTCAATACAGTTTATAGAGAGAAATTAAATAGTATTGATTCTACACAAGAAAATAAAAAAGAGGGTTACATTTATTCACCATTTAATTTAATTCAAATTAAAGAATTTATGAACTATATAAATCCAATAGTAGATTTACAATCTATTGTGGATAAATATAATATAACTGTTCATCGGATGTTGGAAACGTACAACAGAATAAATTTTTAAAATTATTGGAGGATCCTACATTTTTACAATATAGATTTAAATCAGGAAGTGCAATATCTGGTGTAATAAACAGTAGTGGCTCAAACGGTGTATTAAATTTAGTGAACTATAATGGTGTTACTCCTTTAGAATTAGAGGTTACTTTGGCAGATTATATAGGTGAATATGAATTAGGTAAAAGAGATGTTGGGGGATCTTGTATTGACTTATCACTAATAAAAGAAAAAGATATTGATGATGTTTGTTGATAAAAGAAAAATATTAATTGATAATATTGGTAGTGGGACTACTATTGATATAGTATTGGGAACTAACTTTTTCCCTGTTGATAATTCAGAATTGATACAAGTTAAATTTGTAGATGAAGAAGTAAAAAAATCTATAAACCCAATAGTAGACTATAAAAAGGTAATTTTTAAACCTGCTAGAATTAATCCACAGACAGGTGCTTGGGATTTGATTGAATCGTTTAAAATTAATTTAAATTTTTATACTCCTGAATCAATAGAAAATGGTTCACCTATACATAGGGGAACGGGTGCAGAACCTGGAGTATATAAAGATTTAGGGTTTTTATTTGATGATGTTTTTTGTAGGACAAATAGGTTTATAAATAGTTTTTTCAGAATATCTTTATACGATAAACCTTATAGTGGGCAAAATAAACTATTAAGTTTTTATGATGTCTATACTCAGGTAGGTAATGATCAGGAAAATTCTTTTGGGTTTACATTACCTATAGAATCTTGTCCGATAACATTCACTTTGGGTGATCCTGTCACACAACCTGATAAAGTTAATGAAGGATTTCAAATATATTGGTTTAAAGATTTAGTTGATAATGCTCCTAATAAAGAATATGACCTTTATGCCGTTTTACAGTTTAATAATGCAGGTAATGGTAAGACATATGATATGGCGGCATCAAAAGCCATTAACCCTAATAATATAACAGTTTCTAATTTAGAAGGTAATCAAGGATTATTATATTTAAGAATAACTTTAAAAAATGATAATGGTGTTTACAAATATATGTTTAAACCAAATTCAAAACAGATTCAATTACCACCAGGGGTTAATTTAAATCCTTCAAACGGAGGGATACCTACATTAACTTTTTGGCAAATAACTCCTTAGAATATTTATTAATATGGAAATAATTAGAAAAAAAAGGAATTTAGAGAATTATACTGTAAGAAGTATACCTAAAAGTGTTTTAAAAAAAGACGCTGATGGTAAAACTGTTATAGATGAAACAAACCCTAAATATTATTATGGTAAAATTCCTGATTATAAAATAGATAAAGAAGGTAATTTTATTTTAAATTCTTTTGGGCAAAAAATTGTTAATACTATTGATGTCGACTTGTTTTTGACACAAGATATTGATGATATGGGATTATTTAGTGATCAAAGTTATATACCTAAAACACCACTTTTAAATAATAAACCTTTAGGGTTTAATTCTTTTGAGTATGGTAGATTGGCTGGTGCACCACTTAACTTCTATTTTAGTAATGTAGCAACAATTACGGGGACTACCGATGATGGTTTTTTAAAACAGGTTAAATCTTATAGAAAAGATTCATCTGGTAATGATATATACGTTCCTAATTTAAATGTATCACAAGACCCTAAAAATATTTTTGATGGGGTTTTAACGGATAGTTCTACATTCACAACTTATAAAATTGGTGCGAATGTAAATAACATCCCAAATACAGGGGTTTTATTCACTACATATAAAAATGATTTTGTGAAAACAATTGACGAATTTGGTAAATCTATTACATATAATAAGACAGAATTTAAGGCATCAAACGGTGGATGGAATCAATATAACACATCTTTAAGTGCGAATATAAAAAAAGAAGAATTTTTAGGTGTAGTTTTTAAACCAGAAGTTAAGAGTGTAGTATTTATAAATAGAGGTATTGCTGATATATTTGAAAGACACGCAATATTATCTGAAATAAAAACAACTAATGATATTGACACAAATAGGGGTGGATTTATAAGAATATAAAAATAAAGTTATGGCAACAGGAAATTACGGAACAATAAGACCAGCAGATGTATCAACACAGGATATAGAAATTTTTTACAGTTTCACACCAAATAGAGAATCGGTAACTGAAGTAGATTTACAACCTTTAGATCCTGCTCAAGTTTTGGTACCAGCAGCTAATCCTGATAATGTGAATGAAATATTTGGTGGTTTATATACGTTAAAATTACCTACTTCAGTATTTGGAACAAAGGGATTTTATAGTATAATAATTAGACCAAAACAAATAAGAGCGACAATTCAAGATTGTTCGATTTTAATTGATAATCAAGATGTAAAAGGTATTGTTTTCGATATCAATCAGATTCCTTTAGAATTACAAAATAGATTTGAAAATGGTAATCTTGTTGGTTATAGGATTGAATATTTAAAAGAACAAAGTGGTACTGGACAGGATAAAATACAAAATTTATTTAGAATTATAACATCAAATAACAGGGCATTACCAATAACTCAAAATCAAGGTAATTCTAATGCGTCGCAAGCGTATACGTTTAATGATAATTCTACAAGTGTTTTTTGTACGGTTACACCCGCATCAGCACCTTCATTTAAACCTAACGCAACACCGTTTATTGGTAACCCACAACAAGAAGTTATAATAACAAATACGTTTTTTAATCCAGTTATGTTGGAAATAGAAATGGTAGAGTATGATGAAGAAACTTTAGCATATGCATTATTCTCCAACCAAACAAAATCTTTAGAAGATGGTATTTATACTATATACAATTTCGGTAATGAAATTTATAGACAATACAATTTATATGAAGTTAAAGATCAATTTAGTGGTAAACCATTGTTTGAAGTTAGGGAACAAAAATTTACTATTGATCCTACAAAAGATTTTGATGACATAACTAATTTTTAAAACGTAAATGGCAAATAAAAGAATAAAAGTAGCAGGTTACGCCCAAAGAATATTTTTCAATGATAACATTGAATATAGGGATTTTAGTCCTGATTTAGTAGGATTACAACTTACTAGTGATGGAGGGACTACTCTATTTACTAATGGTAACTTTACAATATCGACAAATTTAGATCCTAAACCTGATACGTTATTTATACAGGGTAAGAAATCTAAATTTTTTACGTTAGAAGATATTGTAGAGTCTGATACACCACAGTTAGAGATTCAAAAAAATATAAAAACTAAATTAAATATAGATTTAACAAATCCGTTAAGTTATATTTGGTATGGTTCTGCGAAAGAAATGGTAAAGGCTTCTTTAATTGAAATACAAGAAAAATGGCCTGCAGCGATTTATGTGGATAATAAAGTAGGTAGTGTTACTGGAAACAATATCACTAACTATGTTTATGATATAGAATCCGATGAATCTACATTTACGGTTAATAGTAATTACTTTATTAACCCTTACGGTATTAAATACACTATTGATGCTCAATATGTGGGTAATAACGATAGTGCAAATCCTTTAAGAAATTTTACTTTAAATTATGGTTCATATTTAATTGAACATAATGGAATTAGTAAAAAAATTAAAAGTATAACGCCTTCCACTCAAAAAACTAATTCTACTATTGAATTAGTGGTAGAAGGTAACCCATTTCCTGAATTGACAGGTATATACATACCTCAGTTATCATTTTTATTTAATAATGTAGATGGTTCAATACCATATTTTATTAAACCTAATGAATCGGAAATAGAAAAATTTTTTAGTGGATTAAATGAATTACAGAGTAATTTATTAAATAGAAACATATACCCAAAATATAAATCTGAAGTTATTAGTACAAATTATACTGATGATGGTGTATTATTAACATCTAAATCAGTTTTAACTTTTCCTGTTTTAGATGATGGATACAATTTAAACTTTTTTGATAGTTTTTATATTGCCTATATCGATCAATTAAATGATTTAGGTAAAGGTTTAGATGATACAAAAACTGATATCATAGTAAGAAAATATACTACTGAAGCGATATCTAGTTTTGATACTGTCCCTAGAGCGGATGGAAACGACTTAGTTTTAAACGGTGAGAAAGCAACTAAACTATTAAGAATTTATGGTGTTGAGTTTGATTACGTTAAAAAATATATAAATGCAATTAAATTTGCACATGTTGTAACATACGATAAGAAGAATAATGTTCCAGATACTTTGATAAAAGATTTGGCATTAATGTTAGGTTTTGAACCTATTAATTTTATTGATAGTTCATCTTTAAGTAAATTATTTTTACCTAGTAATGGGTCAGGTTTATTTAGCGGGACTTCAACAAATCTAACTGAATCAGAGATTGATGTTGAATTATATAGGAGAATAATTTTAAATATTGCTTGGTTATGGAAAAGTAAAGGTTCTAGAAAAGCAGTAGAATTTTTATTTAGATTTATTGGGGCACCAGAGTCTTTGGCAAATTTCAATGAATATGTGGTAATTGTCGATAAACCATTAGATATGGTAGAGATTAAAAAACTTTTATATCTATATACTGGTGACGTAAATTTAGATAATATACCATACGATGAAAACGGTTTTCCGTTACCACCTATTAATGGAGATATTGTAATATCAAATTATATTGATCCAGAAACTGGAGAAATAGTAGAGAATGATTTTACAGAAATGTACTTCCAAAAAGGGGGTGGTTGGTATAGAGAGACTTATGGGTCTAATAGTCCTATTGTTTTAAATGGTAATAATCCACATGTGGGAAAATATGATGGCGGTAATGAATATTTACAATACTTTAGTAGGTGTTTCATACCTAATTTTGATAATGAACCTACAGTAACTTTAACTGCAAAAACATTAGTACAAAATTATTTTATTAATTATAATTATGGTATTTTTAATGGTATTAATGATAATTCTGAGATATTTACTAACCAATTAACATTTAACGCACTTACCAATAGTTATCAACCAATTAATGAATGTTTAAACGTTAATTATTCGATAATAGAAACACCATTACAAAATGATGGTAAAACTACATTACAACAAGCGTTTTCTGGGGCACAGGCAGAGTATAATAGATACTTACAACTGATTAAAGAAAATAGTTATTTACAATATTCACCTGAATGGGAAACAATAAAAAATAATTATGAATTATCTTTAAAAAATTGTTTAAATGAAATATCAACAGAAAACTGTGATATTAACAAAACATTAGAAATATGTTTATCTGAGAACCCAAAAGATCTTGTGGTATATAGTTGTAATAATTTAAATTTAGAAAATGCTTCCCCTTTTATATATTACACTAATAGTGATGGTGTAAAAGTATCTTTTGACGAATTCCCATCATGTTGTGCATCACAGGACGCAAAATATGTTTCATATGTAAATGAATATGGTAGACAAACAGAATATTGTTCTAGTTTAGCACCTTGTGTTGGTAACCCTATTTCAACTTTACCTAACGGTGTTATAGAATTTGAAATGGTTAACAACACCACACCAAAAGATATAATACAAATAGAAACTAGGTGTTTTCAATATATTAATACTACCATTAGTTTTGAAGATTTTAGTGCTCGAGTTGATGCAACATCATATGTTAGCGATTTTTGTTTAGGCTTTGTTGATAGGGAGTTTACTTACCAATATGGTTATGGTCGCACTAATTGTGGAACATATTTTAAAGAAGTTACTTGTAATAGTACATCGATTGTTAGTAGTCCTGAATGTTGTGCTTGGTATGGGTATGGTTTTGAAATAATTGAACAAGGGGATTATAAATTTATTGTTTGTAAAGAAAAAAATCAACTTACTACCCCTGGACCTAGAAGAACAGGTATTGGTACAAAATATTATAATGAATATACCCTACCTATAATAGATTTTTCAGTAAATAGTAGTTATTATAATTTACAAAACCCAATAGGGGATGTATACAATTATTACTCAACGGAGATTTTTTGGGACAATTTTAATAAGGCAAGAATAGTTAAGGAAGTTGTTCCAGGATCAAAATCATTATCTCTGCAACCATCATCTGTATTACAGGATCCTTCCCTTATGACACCATCAAATTGGAAGGTAGATTCTATTGATGAATATGGTAGAGTTAGTTTTACACCAAAAACTTTTACTGATAATTTTATATTAGATTGGTATAGTTCTGACTTATTAAGTGATTTATATAAGACAGTTGCCACATATTATGGTTATAAGTTTAGTAAATTTACTTTTGATTATAATAATAATGTTTTAGTGCCTTTTGTGGGTGATAATTTATATAGTGATAGACCTAATTCTGTAATCACTGCGGCAGTGGATTCTAATAGAGTAGCTTGTGGTGATGTAAATAGTGTTGCGGTAGTATTCGCTAGTGAAAAATGGAAAGGGTTTAATTTACCTAAATTAGATGATTGTAGTTGCACTATAGACTTCTCTTTTGATTACATGTTAAAATATGATGTGAATAACTTAACTAGATGTGCTAGTGGAATAAGTTGTTATCCTGCATTTATTTACGACAATACTATTGATAACATCAATTGCCTAAATTTTGTTGCATTTACTAATAACGCTAATACGTCAGTTAATTTACAAAGAAATTTTAATGATTCAACCTTTGTTACCGAAGAATATGTTTTATGGCAAAATTCTACTATATTAGAACCTAATGTAGAGTGTTGTAAGGCAGTTACAGGTAATGTGGTTGCGTTTAGAGAATGGGCTGAGTCTAATCAGACATGGGTTAAAAAAATAGAGGATACATACATTGCGATTTATCAACGAAATACTTCTGTTTTAAATTCTTTAGATTTTGACTATACACCTATATATAATCAGGCAATTAAATATTTTGATTTAAAAAGTATATTTTATGATTCGTTACCTTATGCGGTAATTTCAGAAGGTGTAGGTGGTTTTGACGGTTCAGGTGAAGAGTATAATACTAACATTGCAGATTGTGGTGGTACCACTTACAATCAAGTTGTACCTTATTCCTATGAATCTGTTTCACCATCTGAAAGTAATTACGTTCCCCCAATGGCAGAAATGGTTGTGGTTGATAAAGAAAGGACTTTAAATAGTTTAGAAACTCAGAAAGTAGAACAAATTGCAATTTTAAGGGCGGATGAAGTAACTTTGACTTCTAATATAAATGATCTTAAAAATACTATTGGGGAAAAAGAATCTACCAACATTGTAATAAGAAAAGCATTAACAAGTGTTAATTCGGATTTAGATTGTAGCATATATGAAGTTAGTATAAAAGAGATTGATAATTTTAATTATAAAGAATATTGTAACACTATTATTTATAACGGAGGTATTAATGATGGATCTAAAAATGTAGATTATAATAATTGTGTTTCTACTAAAACTATTGAAAATAGTGAACAAAAATTAGTATATTCTGAGTTATTAAATTCTTGTATTTTAAAAAACCAACTTAATAGTCAATTAGTAAATTCTAAATTTGAAAATAATCAAGTATTAACTACGACATTAGAAAATCAAATTCAACAATTAAATGTAAAAATTAATGAATTAACTACTAATGCTAATAGTGTTATCGCAGTAAATGAGTCTTACCAAAATTCTAAATTATTAGAAAATGATACTCAAAATACTATTAACGTTGTTTCAGAAATATTGAACGTAAGTCCTCAAAGTATAACAGACAGTAGTGGTAATTTAGTTATTTCTGATTCACAAAAATTAAAATTAAATGTAGAATTAACTAAAAATGAGTCACAAATATCTGGATTAAATAGAGATGTTCAAAATTATTTTGATTCTTTAAATGAAAATATACAGAATCAAAAATATATAGAGTATGGTACTAATTTTATTCAAAACGATTTAAAGACTAATATTAATAATATTAATTTGGTTGATCCACCAATAACTCAACCAACTACTCAAAGAATAGGTATATCTCCTACCACAGATAATAAAATCTCGAATATGGATTATAATCAATATACGGGAGAGTTTAACAATCTTACTTGGGTTAAACCTGATTATAACCCAATAACGGAAGAGTTTATTCCAGTTAGAACGGATTATAATCAATTTATTACTGAAGATTTAATTCCGACTAAACCTATTAATAATGGGTTTGACGCCTCTATAGGGGGAGAGTACAATAAAACTGAAGAAGTTGCTCAAGTAGTTAATGTTGGTACAGGTAATTTTTCAGATTGTTGTTTAGCATACTTAAAACTTAAAGAAAACAATACAATACAGGTTTTAAATGATATTTTACTTGATGTACAAGAAAGTATTAATTTTATTAAAACAAATGTGTATAATGCGTATAATAGATGGAATGATACCTTAGAAAATAGTTATGAAAATTATATTGAAAGTAGTACAAATTATTTAAAATATATCGATGATTTAAAAATCAATTTTAAATTATTTGTTGATAATAATAATATTGATGTGAATAATAGTATAGACACATCTTTAACTTATTTACCATACACTCAATCAATAAATCCTATATGGGAATTTAATCCATCAGAAGGATATAGTGGTATTTTATTAGAAGGTGATGAACAAAGTTTGGCGTTAGTTGAAGAATCTATTTTTGATACGTTATCGTCTAAAAATATTAATTACAATTCTAATTTGTTTGAACCAGATTGGAAGACGTTTAATTTTACTATACCTGAATGTGTGTGTGACGATTTAAGAAGATTATATCCTAACAAAGATTTTTATTTTAGTATTGAGATAGAAAATTATGAATGTGATGTGTGTTTATTAGTTGACAATATAATGGTAAACGTATCTGATTGTAAAACAGATAGGATAGTTTCGATTAATAATTGTTTAATACCACAATTAAGTTGTGTAATAGATAACAAAAAATCTTGGGTGTATTATGAAGATGGTGTAGTTAAAGAAACCGTTTATCCTAATGGTGAATGTAATGGTGAATCCATTACTAATTTTGAGGTGGTTAAAATAAATGCACCACAAGAAAGACTATGGACAGATTTAGAATATAGATATACTAATTATGATAACTATCATTCAGATTTATTATTAAATGTTAAAAATACAACTTTTAGTATTGATCCTGCAAAATCTATAGAATGTGACGTATTTAATTTTTGGAGAAATATTGATTGTGATAATTGTCCTACATCTAATAATTGCGATTCAGACAATTATATATTCCAAACCGCTGAAGATTATTTGTTTATGGAAGGTGACGATTACATCTTTCAAGATCAAATTATAACATATAGTAATTTTAATGATACATTAGATGTAACAGGAACTTCATTTAATTATAATTTAAATTTAGGTAATGCAACATTTAATAGTTTATCATTTAGTTGTGAAACATATACAAACACATTACAAAATCAAGTAATAGAACTTAAAAATAAGTATTATACATTAACTTCTAATTATTCAGATTCATTAAATTCAACTTATTACGATTTATTAGAAAAAGGTGAAACACTTTCTAATTTTTATATAAATAAAAATAATTGTGGTGGGGATACTTTGGTTCTTAATAACAATAACCAAATTGGTAGTTTGTTTAATCTAATAGTAGAAGATAGTGATGGTACTTTAGGGTTATTTGATGTTTATACATATTCAGGTACACCTACATATAGTGGTGGTTATATACAAGAAATTTTATCTGGTGTAACTGCACAAACATTCAACCAAACAAATAATTTGACTAAAGAATGTTGTGAATCTATTAACACTTTATTAAATGTTAATGGTATTAATGGTTTAGGATTAGGTAAAAATTATCAATGGGACGAAGAAAATAATTCTTGTAATTGGTACAAAAATGACGATTGTTCTGATTGTAAAGGGGATTGTGAGTATTGTTCTAAAAGTAAAAGTTGTGTAAGTGGGGTAACTTCTGGTGATACATATAGTGTTTGTATTAACCCATTAGACTTTTTGGATATCGATACATCAAACATCAACATTAAAGATATTTTTGATGATTTAGTTTTAAGTAATTTGATAGATGCGAAAAGTAGACAAACAATTAGCGATTACCCATTATTAAGATTATTCTACGAACTTTATTTAAAGGCTAATAATTGTGGTAAAAATTTATCAAATAAATTTACATATGACAGTATGTTTGAATTTATGGATAAAATAGGTGACTACTGGTTAGATTTAATTGAACAAGTAGTTCCTGCAACTACAATATGGGAAGGTTGTGATAATTCAGGTAAAATTTATAGGAATACTATATTCGATCAAAATAAATTTAAATATAAAAAATCTAGTTTAAATTTTGTAGATGCCACAGTAGTTTGTCCTTTAAGTGCACAAACAGAATATAGTATTGGTTCAAAAACTATTCATTCTTTAGTTGAACAAAAACCAATATACCCTACTAATCCTGAAATTGAGAATTTAAAAAAACGAATAAAATTTGAAAATATTCGTATCAATAATAATATTAGGGCGTTAAAAAACTATGAAAAAGTATTATGTTCGTTAAAATTAAAAGATGTTGACACACCAAATTTAAATAATCAAATACGACTATTAAATAATCAAATACAACTATTAAATAATTCGATAAAAGCTTTAAATAGTAAAGTACTTGGGTTGACATCTCAATTGGGTACTTTGGAAACAAAATATAAAGAACAACAAAATAATTTTGATAAAAATTTTATGAGTTGTAGTGGTTTATCAGAAACTTTAAAAACTGCGGAAGATAATTTAACTAATTATGTCCCTGGCACAACATCGTATGAAAGACAAAGAAATTTTATAGCATCGATTAAGGATAAATATTATAGATGTGTTAGAAAATCAAATGTATTAGTAACTGATTATAACACTGTTTTTATAACTCAAATTTATGATACTAATGAATATGAAGGTAATGTTACTATAATAGGTGATGATGATTGGGTTGACGGTGGACCTTTTAATAATAAAGAGTTAATTCATAACTGTGAGTCGTCTTGGGAAAGAGCTAGAAACTATTGGGATTACTTTTACAACAGATCTTAAATAATTATTGGTATCAAAATCAATAAAGAGTAATATTTATTAATAATGGCAAAAATAAGTGGTAAATAATAAATCCTATAAAAAGTGGTGGTGAGGTTATTAGAGAAATTGAGACACCTGTTGTTTTAAGAGTTGGTACAGACATTAACTATCAAGCATCATCTCTGTCTTCTTTTTTAGAAACCGAATCAGCATTGTTTTTACCAACAAATTTATCTATGATAGATAATATTTTTGTATTATCTAAACCAGAAAAATATGGGCAGTCTATTTTTAGAGATAAATTAATTGAAAAAACTATTCCATTATATTTTTCTGGTAATAGTAGTGATAGTATTTTAACTACCCCAATAATACCTAATAATCAAATTAGATATATTGATGGGGGTAGAAAATATCAATTATTGGCTAGTAGGGGAGAAAGTTTACATATTGAAGTGGATATAAGTAATACTGAACCTTATATTCATGTGGAGAGGTCAGATTTTGATAGTTTTGATTTTCCTCAAATTACGATGAGATCTGTTCGTAAAATTCCTACATCTAGTGCGGAAACTTTATGTGGTCCTGTATCTTATACTGGGTATACATATGATAGATTAAACTATAATTGGTTTTTTGGGCAAAATGTGGGTATAAGTTTTAACCCAATACAAAATGGTAATAATCCAATTACGATAAGTGGTGCGATGGTAACGCAGGAAGGATGCTCATCAATATCTAACGAAGAAGGTAAGTTATTGTTTTACACTAATGGTGAAACAGTATTTACTAGTGCTAATACTATTATGCTTAGTGGTGATAGTTTATCTAGTTCAGGAACATCAACACAATCGTCAATTATTGTCCCTAGACCGAATACGGATAAATATTATATATTTACTACTAACTATAATGGTTTAACAAATGGGTTTAATTATTCTATAGTAGACATGAGTTTACAAAATGGTGACGGTCAAGTTACTACAAAAAATATACAACTAATTAGTAACCCTTTAACTGAAAAAGTTACTGCTTGTAGCCATAGTAATGGTGAAGATTATTGGGTAATAACACACACAAGTGGTGATAGTACATATTATAGTTATTACGTTTCGTCTATAGGTTTAACTGCACCAGTAACTACAAATATTGGTAGTGTTCACAATACTGTTAGGGGGTATATGAAAACATCTCCAGATGGTAATAAATTAATTTCTTTACTATATGATGAAGACATTATAGATATTTTAGATTTTGAAAGTTCTGCAGGTACACTATCTAATTTGATTAGTATTACGGGAATGACATTTAATGTTGGTCCGTATGGTTTAGAATTTTCTTCAGATTCGTCTAAGTTCTATGTTTCTGATGGTGCAGGCGAAAAAATCTACCAATTTGATTTATCATATACATCGGCAACGGAAATGGTTAATAATGTAATAGAGGTGGCAGATATTAGTGGGGCTACTTTAGGTGCATTACAAATGGGTCCTGATGAGAGAATTTATGTGGCAGATTATAATAGTGATAAATTACATATAATACATAGGCCAAATGGTTTAGGTGTTCAATGTAATTTTCAGGAAGATGGATTCACATTAACATCGTCTACAGTGACAGGTACAACATCATTGTGGGGATTACCAAACGTCATCACTTCTAAAAGTATTTCTTGTGATAGATGTGTGTTTATAACCCCAAAAACTCAATCAGGTTTTCAGTTTGATTTATTGGTTAATAACATAAATGGAGTTATTGAAACAAATAAGTTATCGTATTATGGTGAGATTTATAAATACAATAGTAATACACAAGTTTTTAATAATTCTGCATTGTATAATTTTTCACTACCATATGAAACTTTAACTGCAAATACAGGTAACACAATTTTTATACCTTCTTTGAACATAGGTGAAGGGGAATTTTTATTAAAATCTTATTGGAATTATGATGTCAATACACTTTTGGCTAAACAACAATTAGTAAGAAAGAATAGTTTAGACACATATAAAAGAGGTAATTTATATGGTATCTACTATCCTGAAACAGATTGGTATTTTATTAATATTTTTTCTGCGGATAAACCACTATTTAATAATAGTGTTGCACCATCTCCACCATCTTTAAACACATTTACCGTTTCGACACAATTTACTAATTCAGGACAAACTGATTATTTTATAGATGGGTTATCTGACCCAATAGTAAGTTATAATGGTTCTGTATTGGCAAAGGATATTGAGTATAGTGCTATAACAACAGGTGCAACACCATTTATAAGACTTTCATTTAGTCCATTAGATAATCAAATATTAACATACGCATTTATTTCAAACGGTAAAACAAATGATTTATTGGCAGACACATATCCGATAACGTCACCAATCAGTAGTGGGGTAACTCAATCTACGTCAGATAGAGTATTTTTTAATACAACTACTTTAAAATATGAATTTTATTTAACTAGTTCTCCAGCAACTGATGTAGTTTTATCTTTAAATGGATCAATTTTGTCTAAAGATATCGAATATTATAGATCAATTAGTGACAATAGAAGAATAATTTTAGAAAATAATTTAAATGTTGGAGATGTATTAGAGGCGTTTTATGTTCCTAACGCAGCGATTAATGGTGGAATAAGTACAAACACACCAATAATAAGTTGGTCAATAAATAGTGCACCATCTACCGAAATATATGGTCGTTTTACTGTTGAGATTACTTCTTCAACAGACATAGAGTTCCAAAGTGTCATATATAGTGAAATAGTAGACTATGAATTAAATCAAAAAACTTATAGTAAGATGATAACGTTGACAAATGCGGTGGCAGGAGATAAATTTATATATAGAGTTAAAAATGAAAAATTTTATACACCAATTATAGGTGAAACTATTTATGATGTGTCATATAGTGATGTAAATAAAATACAAATATTGACAAATGCTGGTAATGCATATTAATAATTAAAAATTAGAATATTTATTTAAAAATAAAGGGAAATGAGTTACATAAATAAACAAAGTACTACGTTAGTAAGAGTAAAACTAACAGATATAGGTAGAGAACAATTAGCAAAAGGACAATTAACCTTCACCAACTACATTATAGGTGATTCTGAGGTTGATTATAATTACGTAAAGGGTTGGAAAGAATTTGTCCCATCTGCTGGGGCAGCAACAGGACAATTTTATTTTACTAATCCTGATGGTAACATTCAAAAAAATATATTCTCTAAAGTACTGAGACCAAAAGATGATAATCCATTTTTCTCTACTTTTCTACTTAATCAAAGTAACCAGTTTTTATTTCCTTTAAATCAACAAAGTAATATACAATTAATTAAAGGTTTAGTGTCTAATAAGGCAGAAGATAGAGGTTTCTTTTCTGGATCAACAGTAGACACAGGATTAATTGCTCAATCAGATACTAAATTTATAAAAGAGAGTGGTACTATAGATTTAGGTAAATTTAATGGTAATATTAATTTAAGTACATATACACAAGGGGTTTTAGTTTTAGATACTCCATTAACTGCAACTAGCGTAAACGATTATATAGTATTTAGATTTAGTAATCCAACATTAGGTAACGTTACTGGAGACACTATGACTGCAGCGACAATAAATACTACTTATAGTATCACATATTTAAGTGGTTCGACAATAAGGGTAGATAGAACATTACCTACATTAAGTGCATACTCAGGCACAATTATTAGTTATTATACAATACCTGGTGGTGATGATCCCACAGATAGTTATTATGGATTAAATTCACTTACTGCGTATTGGAATACAGGTACACTATCCTTCGAAAGTAGTTGTGATGTTTGTGTTGAGAACATACCTGTATGGAATATGAATAATGTTTGGACAGAAAACCCCGCAGGACTTTATAAAGATTCGCCAGTTAATTTTCACGAACATAATTTATTTGGTTCTGAAGAATACACTGGTACAAAACAATATTTAGGGTATAATGAAAATTTAGTTTGTGATACTAATGACGCTAATTCTATATGTGGTGTTAATGAGTCAATTAGTTATATTGACCCATATAGAAAATCTATTTCTATAATACATTATACGAATAGTTGTATTTCTAATTTTTATGGTGAACAATTTTACATTGATGCAGAAACTGGTAAACTTTTAAATTTAGATATACCTGTTATGTGGCATAGAAGAAATGATGTTGGTACATCAAGTGGTACGACATTAGGTATGAGATTTACATCTGATGGAGTTAAGAAAACATTGAGTTCTAATAATGATGTAGAATATTATGATTTAATAGAGTATAGTGGAATGTCAGTTACACCTACACTACCTTTAGTAGTTGGTAAAGTTTTCCCTCAATTACAAATAGTTGTTATCGATAATGAGGAATTAATTGCGGCTATGTCATATAGATCGAATAGAAATTATACATTACCTGATTTATCAGCGGAATTAATAACATCGGTTAGTGGTAATTGTACGGGAGTTCTTAAAGCTGGTGAGAGAATGTATTTAACTTATTGGTTAGAGAACGTAGGAACAGGTACGACTAATGTTACAACACCTATATTACCTTGCCAAAGATATTCGGTTATAGATAATAACACTAGTTCAGATAAAGACGTTCAGTTTAGAATTAACAATCTTGGTCAATTACCATATATGAGGAAAAAAGAAGATGCGTCTTATGACGGATATGGATTCTTTGCAGATACATTTAAAGTGTTGGCACAAGTGGTTAACCCAAATACTCAGTTAAGACCGATACCATCTAATTGGAAGGTTATGGACTTCACTAGTAATAAAATTACAGTCAATAGTGGTGAAACAATTAGTCCATCATTATTAGAAAACCAAAATCCTAATATTACTGGATTTATTATGACAGGTTCACTTTATAGTGGGTCGTCTACATTTAATTTAGGTGCAGAATTGGATATGCCTAACGCTAGTTACTATGGTAGATTAAACTTTGGTAAAGAAAGATTATTCTATGGTAACCTTAGAACATATATAGGGGCAACAATATACAAGTCACTATTCAATATAAATGTTGATGGGGCAACTATATCATCTAGTAGTAATCCAACATATGAGTTTGGTTATGACAGATATATAAGTGAGATTGGTATATTAGATAGTAGTCAAAATTTAGTTTTGGTGGGTAAATTATCCAGACCAATAAGATTGGCTGATTCTACAACCGCTTCAATAGAATTAACAATAGATTTTTAAATATAAAAAAATGGGATTTATAAATAGTGCAACAACAGTATCAATTAGAGCTAGATTAACTAATCTTGGAAGAGAAAGATTATTGACTGGTAATAATACAATATTCTCTCACTTTATTTTAGGTGATTCAGATGCAAATTACAATACAGAAACTCCATTACCTACTGGTAGAATACCTGTTGATAGTGGGGATTTAGGTAATGATAACGGAACAAACGATAATATTTCCGCAAATGTAGACATTAATAGTAAATTATTTGTCACTGTTGCACCTATTATTAAGAAAACTGTTGAACCTAATTCATCTTCGGTAAGTTTGATTGTTAGTGAAATAGGTGAGACTACATTAACTGGTTCTAATTTAACGTATTTACAAATGGATAAAACTAATACGACTAATATAAACACAAACTATTTTAAATCTTTATCCTTACCAATAAAATTAGATACGGTTAACATTTTTACAGGAACTACATCACAAAATGGTGGTTGGTCAGATACACCTTTTAGTGGATTAGGTGTGACAAAAGTGTTGATGGGTATTATTGATAATAGTAAATATGGTGAGATAATAGATGGTAAAAGTGTTAAAATTAATTTACCTGTTTATACTGGATTTACTAGTGGTGGGGTAGGTACAGGAATAACTACTTATAATATTTATAGTACATTTCCTAGAACAACTATTTCTAAGACAGAATTAGATAATCATTATATTGATGAGAGTAGTTATCCACAGTCTTTATTTGGTAGAAAAATTAATGTATCTTATTTAGTTTCCGATCAAATAAAAAAACCAAATAACGATTCAACAAAAAGTTGGTCGACAGGGTATGATACATTTAAACCATTTAGTTTAAATTCTAAGGAATTAATTAATGTTCAAACAGTATCATCTACAGGTATTAACGCTGATGAAATAGTGGGTGTTATTTATTTAGATAAAGGTATTTTTGCGATAACTAATCAAACAATAGTTAATAATATTGCAACTAATTTTAGTGGTGATACAGACACAAATACTATAAATACTGGTTTAAATCTTTACTATTATAGTGCGAGTACTTATAATACGGTAATCGATAGTGTACAAAAAGATTTAGTTCAGAATATTGTTTGTATCGCAGCAAGAGGTGAGTTTTACAATTCACAAAATGAAACATTAACAGTTTATGATGATGTTAGAATTAGTGAAGTGGCAATAACAGATACCGCAGGAAATATTTTAGCGATAGGTAAAACAGATAGACATATTGTGAAAAAGAAAAATGATTTTGTAGTATTCGATGTACAAATTATAATATAACATTTTTTATTAAAGTTTTTATGAGTAGAATATTAGGGTTGGATGTTTCCACCAAAACAATAGGTATATCTCTTTTTGAAGATAATGGGGATAATGGTAGGTTACAATTATTAACACACATTACACCTAAAGTTAAACCAAAACCTACTGATAGTATTGAATTACTAATTAAAAAAGCACAAATATTTCAGTTTGATTTTTTGGAAAAATATAGTGATATTGATATTAGTAGAGTTATCATTGAAGAACCTTTATTACAATCTAATAATGTTAATACTGTTTCTACTCTATTAAGATTTAATGGTATGATATGTCGATCAGTGTATGAAGTTTTAAATATTGTGCCAGAATTTATATCATCTTATGACGCTAGAAAATTTGCGTTTCCTGATTTAATGCAGATTAGAACTCACAATAAAAAAGGTGAACCATATAGTGATAAAGAAGTTGATAAGAAACAACCTGTATTGTTTGGTTCATATCCTTGGGATATAGATAAAAAAGTAGTTGTTTGGGAAAAAGTTAACGAAAGAGAACCTCAAATAGTATGGATGTATGATAAACATCAAAAGTTGGCTAAAGAAAATTATGATATGACAGATGCTTACGCTTGTGTTTTAGGACAAATGAGAAAAGAAGGTAAGTGGAAATAATATCGTTTATTTTACTGATAATTTGAAGTATCGTCTTTTTAGGCGATATTTTTTTTGCGTATTAAAAAAATATTATTACATTTGTAATCGATGTCTGAAATAATTGTAGAAATATTAGAAGGTATTTTGGGGCAACCCAGAAAACATTATAAAGATAAATCACAAATATCTTTTGATTGTCCTGTCTGCTCATACGATATAAAAGGTTTAGAAAAGGGTGACGGTAAAGGTAATTTAGAAATTAATTATGAAAGTAACGTCTATAAATGTTGGGCTTGTTCCGAAACAAATAATACACATGGTTCAGTCTATAAATTAGTTAAACAATACGGTACCAAATCGGATCTTAAAAAATATAAATTAGTTACACCTGAGTTAGTAGATAATTTTAAAAAGGAAGTTGAGGTAAAAACTTTAGAAGGTTTACCTAAAGAATTTATACCTTTATCTGTTGAATCTTTCACTACCGCATATAAAAAGTCTATGGAGTATCTTAAAAAGAGGAATATCGGTATAGACATTATTGAAAAATATAATATAGGTTATTGTGAAACTGGTGAATATGCGGGTAGGGTAATATTCCCTTCTTATGATATTCATAATGATATTAATTACTTTTTAGGTAGGAGTTATGATAAATATAGTAAACTAAAGTATAAGAATCCTGATATACCTAAATCTGAAATTATATTTAATGAGAATAAAATTGTATGGGATTCTAATATCTATATAGTAGAGGGTGTATTCGATCACATAGTAGTCCCTAATAGTATACCAATGTTAGGTAAAGTGATGAGTGAAAACTTATTCAGTAAATTAGTAAGGAAGGCGGAGTGTAAAGTTATTATTTTATTAGATTCGGATGCCTATAACGATTCAATCAAACTATACAAAAAATTAAATTCTACTAAATTAATGGGTAGAGTTATGATTATAAAATTACCAGAAGGTTATGATATATCTGATGTTAATCAGAGGTTAGGTAAAAAAGGTGTTATAGATGTATTAAGTACTGCAAAAAAGATAAAAGAAAGTTTGTTATATTAATATATTTGCATATATTTGTTTTTAAAATTAATAATTATGAAAAAGGGTGGTTTTAAAAGTAATTTTTTTATTTTTTTAAGA